CGACGAGATCAGCGACTTGATCCGCATCGATGATGCTGCGGACGATGCGGTGATCGAGGCGGCGCTCTCCGGCGCCTCGCGGGCGATCGACTACGCGTGCGACGGGCGGCCGGGGTTCACCCGGCAGTTCGGCCGGACCGACATCGACGAAGATCGTTGGTTCACCCCGTCGAGGCGCGGCTACTCGGCGCCCTGGCGTGATCAGTGGGTGGCGATCACCGACGACATCGCGGACCCGGCCGGGGCGCTCGCGGTGTCGGCCGACCTGACCGGGGACGGGACCTACGTCGTGATCACCGGCTGCACCGTGCTGCCGCGCAACGCGACGGCCAAGGGTGAGCCGGGGACCTCGATCTTGTTCTACGGCAGCTCGATGCCGGTCCCGCCGATCATCGCGGAGTCGGTCAAGGTCTCCGCCGAGTGGGGCTGGCCAGCGGTGCCCGGCCCGATCCATGAGGCGTGCCTTCTCCAGACGTCGCGGCTGATCAGTCGTCGGGACGCGCCGTTCGGGGTGGCCGGGTCGCCCGAGGTCGGCTCAGAGGTGCGCCTGCTGGCGCGGCTCGATCCCGACGTCGAGCAGCTCGTGCGGCCCTACGTCCGCAAGGTCGGGACGGTGCTGGAGTGAAGCTCACCGACGCCATGAACGATCTTGGGGAAGCGCTCAAGACGATTCCCGGGCTGCGGGTCAAGCCGTACAACGAGCAGCGGGTCATGGCACCGATGGCCATGGTTTCCCTGCCCCGGGTCTATTCCTACGATGCGACATTCCAGCGCGGGTCCGACGATATCGAGATCCCGATCGTGGTCATGGTCGGCCGGATCGATGCCGAGGCGTCCCGGAATGCCATCGGCCCCTATGTCGACCCGCACGGTACGCAGTCGATCAAGCTGGCCATTGAGAAGTACCAATCGAATGTGTGGGACATCGCCCACGTACTGGATGTGCAATTCCTCGTCATGGTTGTGTCGAGCGTCGAATACCTGACAGCGACATTCCGGGTTCGCGTCGTCGGCTCGGGAAGGGGATAGACCGATGGCATTCGTTCACGGTAAGGGCGTCGTGATCTCGGTCGGGGCCGAGGATATGTCCGCGTTCGGCACCTCGTGTGAATACGAGCTGAAAGCCGATGCGCACGATGTGACCACGTTCGGCCAGGACTACAAGGTCTTTTCCGGTGGTCTCAAGGAATCCACCATGAAGATCGAGGGCAACTACGACAGCACGGCCAGCTCCGGTCCCGCGGCCGTGATCGAGCCCCTCGTGGGTGAGGTCTCAGAGCTGGTCTACCAGCCGGAGGGCGCGGGCTCGGGGAAGCCGCTGCGCACCTTCGACGCGGTGTGCACGAGCTACGTCGAGACGGCCCCGGTGGCAGACATGATCAAGTTCACCGCACAGTTCCAGGGCTCGGGGGCGGTGGTGGTCACCGCCGGTACGTGACCCGTTGACATCCGCCTGTCAACTACTCGGACGGAGAAAACGAATGGATGAGGAATACCGGCCGGAGACCGCGGAAACCGGCCCAGGGAACGGCAGCGTGACCACGATCGGCGACATCGACCCGGGGCAGGTCGTCGACAAGGCGGCGCTGTTGTCCGGGACGGGGGCGGCGTTCGTCCTGACCGACGTCCCCGTTCCGGGGTTCGGCGTGGTCAAGATCAAACCATTGTCCCGGGCCCAGGCCATGAGTGTCTACGGCCGGGATCTCGACGCGGCCGAGATGGAGCAGGTGCTCGTGTCCTATGCCGCGGTAGAGCCGACGTTCACCCGGAAAGAGGTCGCCCGCTGGCAGGCGGTCGACGTGGCGGGCGGTGCCCTGCTGAAACTGGTCAACACCATTCTGGAGATCTCCGGAATGGAGATCGGCACCGGTAAGGCGGCTTACCGTCGATTTCGAGACGGAGCCTGACTGGGAGTTCGCGTTCACCCTGGCCAAGGAACTCGGCATGACCGTGGCGGATCTCCTCACGCGGATGAGTAATAGGGAGTTCGTAGAGTGGACGATCTACTACGGCCGACGGATGCAGGAGGCGCAGCTCGCGGCAGTCAGCCAGAGATGATCAGCACGGGGGTGATCCCCCGTGGCCCTCGGGCGTGATCGTGATCTCGATGTCGAGGTCGACGGCATCCCCTACGTGCTCGGCTGCCTCACGGCGCTCGATCAGGCCAGTGATCGCCAGCTCGACGATGTGATCAAGGACTCGGCCGAGACGGTGGCCGGGCGCACCCGGGCGGCCATGCCGGTCGGTCCGATGGAACACGGGCACGCGCGCAGCTCCGTCGAGGTGGTGCGCACCGAGGGCCTCGCGGCCACCGTCACCGAGGGCTCGGCCCGCTATCCCTACGTCGGATGGCTGGAGTTCGGCGGGCACGTCGGGCGGCGCCACGCGGTGGCCCGGCAGTGGATTCCGCGCGGCCGGTACCTGTTCCCCTCGCTGTCCACGGTCCGGCCGGGGCTTGAGCCGCGCATGCACGAGGCGCTGCGCGCGGCGGCCCGGGAGTCGGGCTGGGACCCGGACGGGTGATCTAGATGGCGATCGCAGGCGGGCCCACCGTCACGCTCCGATTCAAGGGCGACACTGACGATCTTCACCGGGCGATCGCAGGTATCCGGACCGCGGTCGGCGGGCTGGCCACCATGGGCGTCGGGCTCGGCGCCACGGTGGGCGCGCTCGGCGCGGTCGGCGCGGCGGCCTCGGCCGTGGTCGTCTCGGTGGCGGCCATTCCGGCGGCCTTCCTCGGGATCGGCATCGCGGCGGCGGCCCAGACGGAGGAGGTCAAGACTCGCTTCACCGCGATGAAAGATCATGTTGTCGCGGAAGTGACCCGGCTGGCGGCCCCCATCCAGGCCGAACTCCTGCGCACCGCGGACTCGATCGAGGCGGCCTTTAACCGGATCGCCCCCTCGCTCGGGCGGATCTTCGAGATGTCCGCGCCGCACCTCAAGCTCTTTACCGACGGGATGATCTCGCTCGTCGAGCGGGCGATGCCCGGGTTCGAGACGGCCATCTCGAACGCGACACCGCTCGTCGAGGTGTTCTCCCGCGGGCTCGGCACCCTCGGGGAGGGGATCGGCGGATTCTTCGCTGCCCTGTCCGAGGGGACCCCCGGCGCGGTGCAGGGCATGGATGCCCTGTTCACCCTGACCAAGGATCTGTTGATCTACCTTGGCCAGCTCTCCGCCAACCTGGCCAACGTCCTGGGCCCGGCGTTCGCAGAGCTAGAGCCCTCGCTCATGGCGGTCGTGCGGGCGCTCGGTGACGGCCTCCTGCGGGTCGCGCAGGCGGTCGCGCCCTACATCGGTGATCTTGGGCGCAACATCTCGGAGTTCCTCGTCGCGGCCCTGGATGCGGCGCTGCCGGTGGTCGAGGCGATCGTGCCGTTGCTGGCCGAGTTCGGCAACGTGCTGCTGGAAGCGGTCACGCCGATCTTGCGCGAACTCGGGCCGGTGCTCGGGGAGGTCGTGCGGGCGCTGGCGGACGGGCTGCGCCCGGTGATCCCGGTGGTGGCCGATGCCTTCCGCGAGATGGCGCCAGTGATCAAGGAAATTGCGGAGCAGGCCGGTCCGCTTCTCGCCGAGGTCATCCGCACGCTGGCCCCGCTGTTCCTGGAGTTGGTCAAGGGCGCGCTGGAGTTGACCAACGCTCTGCTGCCGGTGATCCCGCCCCTGCTGGAGATGGCGAACAACGCGATGCCGCTGGTCGCGGGTGTGATCAATGACGTGGTGATCCCGGCGGTCAAGTTCCTGGTCACCGAGTTCGTCGGCTTGATCGACTACGGGCAGAAGATCATCGAGAAGTTCGGTGATCTGTCGGTGCGCTGGCGGACCTACTGGGACGAGATCAAGGCGGCCTTCGCGGACGCGGATGCCAAGATCCGCGCGGGCATCGAGGCGTTCTCGGCGCTGCCCGAGACGGCCCGGCGGCACTGGGACGCGATGTACCAGGCGATCAAGGAACGGATCGGCGCCATCGTTACCGAGGTGCAGGCGTTCCCGCCCAAGGCGATCGCGGCCATCGGCGATATGGCGGGGACGCTGGTCGAGAAGGGCCGGGCCTTCATCCAGGGGTTCTGGGACGGGGCCAAGGCGATCATGACCGGGGTCCTGGACTGGATCAAGAATCTGCCGCAGATGATCTTGGACGCGATCGGCGACACCTCGCGCACGCTCTACAACTCGGGCGCCTCGTTGATCGACGGGTTCAATAAGGGCATCGAGTCCAAGGTCGAGGACGCGCGGGCGGCGGGCACGGTGGCGGTCGACGCGGCGTCCAACCCGTTCCCGCAGAGCCCGGCCAAGGAAGGCCCGTTCTCGGGCAAGGGCTGGACATTCTTCCGCGGGCAATCCTTGATCGACGGATTCGTGCAGGGCATCGAGGCGGCCGTGCCGGGGCTCCGTGCCAAGATCATGGGAATCATGAGTGAGGCGCAGGGGCTCATCCAGCAGATCGGCGGCGGGCTCGACGATCAGGCCCGGACGCTGGCCCAGCAGGCGATTGCCAAGGGCGGCACCTGGTCGGACCCCCGGTTCGGCTCGGCCACCGTCGTGCCCGGCGGGCAGAAGATCGAACTCAAGGTGGCCCCGGGTGCTGACAGCGCCCTGTCATCCATGCTCATGAACCTGGTCCGCACCGGTCAGCTCCAGCTCCAGCGGGCCGGGCTGGGGTTCTGACATGGACCTGTCAACGACCCTGCCCCCGGTTCCGGTGATCATGGGCGCGTCGGTGTGGGTGCTGTGGGCGGTCGGGGCGACCGCGGGCGCGGCCACCGTGTTGATCATCGCGCTGATCGTGGGCGGGTGGCACTGACGTGGCGCTGAATGCGACCTACCGGGGCCGGGTCGACGGGCCGGTCGGCTCGTCCTCGGTGGCGTCCGGCCCGATCCCCTGCGCGGCAGGCGATGCGCTCGTGGTCTGCGTCTTCGCGGACTCGCTCTACGAGGACACCACGGCCACGGTCACGCTCTCCACCGGGTGGGGGATCAACTGGTCGTGGGCCAACACGTTCCAGGGCAACGTCGACGATGGCGCGCTCGTCGGGATCTACGCGGCGATCCCGGTCCCGGCCAACGGTTCGCCCGTGATCACGGTCAACACGGGGGGCTCGCCCGCGGCCTACCGGCGGCCCTCGATGATGATCTGGACGGTCACCGGCTACGACCCGGCTAACCCGGTGTTCGGCCGGGACTCGCTGGACACGTTCGGCTATCCGGTGATCAACGCGACGATGCGGTCCACCCCGGGCAGCCCGGCCCGGTCGATCTGCCTCATCGCGGGCACCGACGCCATGGCGCGGGGGGCTGCGTACATCTCGGGCTCGGGCATCGATCCGGGCTACGGGTTCGATCAGCCGGTATCACCGGGCCAGCGCAAGATCTCTTACTTCTCGACGGCCGCGGTCTGGACGGCCCGGGACACCAATCAGACGCTCAAGATCGAGCCGCCGGGCACGTTCTCGGTCTACCCGGTAGTGATCATGGAGTTCCGGGCGGCGCCGGAAGTGCCCACCGTCGACGCGGGCACCGATCGCAGCGTCGAGCGCACCAAGGGCGTGATCCGCACGGCGGGCGAGACGTCCGACGGCGGCGCCGCGATCACCTCCCGGCAGTGGCGTCTCATGACCGGCCCGGCGGGCTCGGGCGCGCCGGTGAACCTGGCGCCCTACCAGGGTGATCCGAAACGCTGCTACCTGCCCTCCTCGGTCGCGGGCGTGCACGTGATCCGCTACACCGCGACCAACTCGGTGGGCGGCGGGTTCGACGAGGCCACGATCACGGTCACCGCGCTGCGTCCGGTCGTCGAGGCGGGCCCGGACCTCACCCAAGCCATGGGCGTGATCAACCGGACGGCCACCGAGACGGCCGGGGACAACGCGATCACCTCCCGGCGCTGGTACGTCGTCGACGGGCCCAGCGCGATCGGGACCACCATCGGCAGCGCGGCGGCGCTGTCCTGGACTCCGCCGACCCTGGGCCGGTGGGTGCTCGGCTACACCGCGACCTCGTCCGCGGGCACCTCGGACCCGGACACGTTCGTCGCGACGATCGGCGTGTCCGGGGTGTCGCTCAAGCTCGGCCGCACCCCGGCGCCGAAATTCGCGGTCGCGCTGGCGTTCGGCGGGGACCTCACCGACCCGGACGGTTCGGCGTGGGCGTTCACCGAGGTAACCGAGGACGTGCGGCTAGAGCAGGGCGTGCACCTCGGGCACGGCCGGTCCGACGAGGCCAGCCTCAGCCAACCGGCCACCTGCTCGCTCGTGCTGAACAACCGGCACGGCCGCTACAGCCTGGGAGGGCTATCTCCGCACTGGCCCAACGTCCGGCAGGGCACCCCGGTACAGATCTCGGTCGACCTCGGAACGGGCTTTCAGACGCTCTTCACCGGCTACGCGGACGGGTTCACTCCCGAGTGGTCGGCCGTGCCGATGCGGCCCGGGAGCGGCGGCCTGGGGGCCCGCGGGGATGCGGTCGTGCGGCTGTCCGCCAGCGGCACCATGCGGCGGCTACAGCAGGGGCAACCGATCGTGTTCTCGCCCATGCGCCGCGGGCTGATCAACTCCACCGGCGTGGTCGCCTACTGGCCCGCCGAGGACGAGGAGGGCGCCACCCTGCTGGCGTCGGCCTTCCCGCAGTTCCCGCCGATGGACTTCTCCGGCCGCGTCCATGGCGGCAGCAATCCGGGGCTACCGGCGGCCACCCCGCGGCTGGCGGCCTCGGACCTGTTCGCCTGCTCGCGCCCGCTGCCGTTGATCAGCGATTCCGAGTGGTACGGCACCGTGCCGGACTTCACCGGAACCGAGATCATCCAGCTTCGCTGCCTCATCGCGGTCCCGTCGGCCGGGAGCAATGACGGCAGCGTGATCCTCGGCGTGATCACCACCGGGGACCCGGGATTCTGGGAGCTGCGCTATCGGACCGGCGGCATGATCAACGTCCGGGCCTGGCGCAATTTTCAGTCGCTCGTGCTCGATACCCCGCCGATTGCGCTCGTGCCCGGCCAGGCCGGTCCGTCCGGGACGTTCGTCGGGCTGGACGGTCGGACCGGTCAGCTCGGGCTCACGCTCACCAAGAGCGGCGCGAACGTCGATTGGGTGGTCGACTTCATCGAACAGTTCGCCACCGTCGGCTACGTCTACGGACCGGGCGCGGGCGGGACGGTCGTCCCGGGCGCCTCGGTGGGCAAGCCGCAGCGCATCCAGACGGCCACCGACGGCGGGCACATGGACGTGACCCTGGGCCACATCGTGGCGCGCAAGGATGCCCGGGACACCGCGGCGCATATCAACCACCTGAACGCGTACAACGCCGAGAACATCGGTGTTCGACTCAACCGCTTGGCCGGTGAGGCGGGGATCTGGTACCAGCAGATCGACCCGTCGCTGCCCGCGTGGGCATTCCAGCCGATCATCACCGACACGATGGGCGCGCAGCCGCCGGGTACCGTGCTCGATCTGTTCCGGGATTGCGAGCGGACCGACGGCGGGATCTTGTGGGACGGAAAGGGGCCGGGCCTGTCCTACACGACCAAGCGCTACCGGGAGTCCCGGGCGCCGGTGCTCGTGCTCGATGCCGCGCTCGGCATGCTCGGGCTCCCGTTCACCCCGGCGCACGACGACGCGTACCGCGTCAACCGGTCCGAGGTGACCCGCTACCGGGGCGCCAGCGCGGTCTATCTCGACACCGCCGGGGCGTTGGGCAGCGACACGATCGGGCGCTATGACGACTCGCACGGGGTGAACTGTCGCGACGACACGGCGCTCCCGCAATACGCGTCGTGGGCGGTGTTCCAGGGCACGGTCGAGGGCTATCGCTATCCGCGCCTGACGCTGGACTTCACCGCCCGGCCGGACCTGCTCGACGAGTGGTGCGCGATCATCCCCGGGGACCGGATCGACGTGATCAACCTGCCGCTGGTCAACCCGGCGGCACCGGACGAGCGGGTGCGCCTGGCGGTCGAGGGGTTCGAGCAGACGATCACCTGGGACCGCTGGACGGCCACGGTCAACACGTCGCTGTACCGACGGTGGGAGGTCGCGTGCGTGGCGGCCGAGACGGGCGATACGCAGGAGTTCTGCGCCCGGGTGG